TGCACAAAAAGGTTTTGAGAATGTGAAGACAGAAAGTCTGGCTCCACCTATCTTAAAACTATTACAGAACGGATCAGCAGAAGCACAGAAGCGTAATCAAAATTACGTAGAGGGTGCAGAACCTGGTATGTTCTTAAACACTGTTACGAAACAGTTATATGATGGTGACAAAGGAATACAGGTTATTCCATGTCATTATAAATTAGAATACCAAGAATGGGCAGATTATGGAACAGGTTCAGGTAGACCTGAAATGATCTATCCTGATACTTCGGATATTCTAGACAAAACTACAAAAGGCCCTGATGGTAAAGACAGATTACAAAATGGTAATTACATTTTGACTGTCGGTCAACACTTTGTAATTATTGTGGGTGACAAAGGTTCTGAAACTGCAATGATATCTATGAGTTCATCTCAAGGTAAAGTAAGCAGAAAATGGAACTCCATGATGAAGTCTATTAGTTTAGATGGAAAAGATGGACCATACACACCACCATCGTTTAGTCACATTTATAAATTATCTTCTGTATTAAATACAGGAAAAGGTAATCAATGGTACGGCTACAACGTAGAAAAAGTTGGAATGTTAGAAGATGCTAATATGTACGAACGAGCGAAGAAGTTCTACGAAGGCATCAAAAACAAGGCATAACAAGTTTTGGGGAGGTGGGTCGCTCCAAGCCGGAAAGAACCTTCCTCCCCGAAAGCATAGTGGTGATGACAGACGTAGATAAATTTATAAATATATTTGAAGGTTCGTATAGTGCATACGGTCAAACTAGAAAGACAGATGAGTTTGATGAAAGAGGAAAGCACAAAACAAAATCTTTTATAATCAAACAAAGACCGACTAGACAAATGTTCTTGGATCATTTGATGGGTAAAGACCCTGCTCTTGGTATTATTCCTATTAACGAAGAAAATAAATGTAAATGGTCTTGTATAGATATTGATGTATATAATGGTTTTGATCACAAAGAATTAATTAGAAAGATTAGAGAATATAAATTTCCATTATTAGTATGTAGATCTAAATCAGGTGGTGCGCACGTATTTTTATTTACAAATGATTTTGCACCTGCAGCATTATTTAGAAACAAATTAAAAGACATGGCAGCCAAGTTAGGTTATGCCAATGCAGAAATATTTCCTAAACAAAATAAAGTAGATATGTCAAAAGGCGGCACAGGTAGTTTTTTAAATCTACCTTATCACAATGCATTACTTTCAATGAGATATGGAATTAAAGATGATGGGTCAGCTATGGACTTAATTCAATTTTTTGAAGCGCATAATAAAGTAAAACTAACAGAAGATCAACTCTCTAAATTGTCTTTTCAAGAAGATAAAGTTGTTGACAATCTACTCAAAGGTGCGCCACCATGTTTGGTTACAATCGCAAAACAAGGAATACCCAACGGTCAAAGAAATAACGCAATGTATAACTTTGGTGTTTATACAAAGAAAAGATTTCCTGACAAATGGCAAATAGAAATATTTAAATACAACGAAGCTTACTGTGAACCACCACTAGATAAAAAAGAAATCGATACCTTAATTAAATCTATTGATGGCAAAGAATATAATTACAAATGTAAAGATGAACCTATTGCATCTTATTGTAATTCTAAAAAATGTGTGCTGCAAGAATTTGGTGTAGGTGATGGCGGCCCTGAAATAGAAATAAAAGAGATACAAAAGTATGACTCTGATCCACCACTATATTATGTAACTGTTGGTGAAGAAGTTGTAGAAGTAGAATCACAAGACTTACATGAACCAGATAGATTCTCACTAAAGTGTTTGGAACAAATTAATCAAGCCATGCCTCCTATTGCTAAACTAGTATGGAGAAAGCTAATAAATAAATTACTAAAAGATACTATACCTATCGAAGCTCCAGAATCTACAAGGATAGACGTACAACTAAAAGAATTACTAGCAGATTATATTAATAAGATACCCGGTAAAGATTGGAAAGATATATTGAGAGGACTATCTTACACTGAAGATGGCGTGAGTTATTTTAAATTTAAAGACTTTTGGAAGTATTTAATCAGAACAAAACTATGGCCAGACAAACAATATACAAAACAGAAAACAGCTAGAATGTTAGAAACAAAATTTGATGCAGAGGAAATACCGGGCAAGATTAATAATAAAAGTGTCAGGTATATGTCCTTAAAAACAATAAACCTAGATAAACCAAGCACAAGAAAACAAAAGTTAAAAGAGGTTCCTTTTGCATAGAATAATTATTCCTGGTCCACCAGGCACAGGTAAGACACATAGATTAATGTATTATTTACAAAAGGAGTTAAAACAAACACCTCCTGATAAGATTGCGTATCTAGCTTTTAGTAATGCTGCAGTAGATGTGGCAAGAGAAAGAATAAAAAATGACGAAGTAATCATAAAGACCATGCATAAAATGGGTAAAGATGAATGTAAGTTAGATACAAAAGTAGGCTTATTAAAAGGAGATAAATGGAAAGGTTTTAAAAACTATTCACGTATATGTGCTGACTTATCTTTTGAGTCACGTCTAAATATAAATGGTTATACAGAATATGTAAATTCACATATGCGAATTATAGAGTTTGCTAGAAATAGAAAGATAACACTGGAGCAAGCAGCCGTAGAATTAGATTTACATTACACCGTAGATATTTTTTTAACGGAGCAGATACAAGCTGATTTAATACAATACAAGAAAGACACAGAGATGTTTGAATATGCTGATATGATTTCCAAGTTTGTCGAGGGAGAGAAGTGTCCACCACTACACTGCGTCTTCCTCGATGAAGCCCAAGATCTAAGTCCTTTGCAGTGGGAGATGTTTTTTTATATAGAGAGTAAGTGTGCTCGATCATACATTGCAGGGGACGATGATCAAACTATTTATACTTTTCAAGGTGCACACCCAAAGATATTTATAGATTTAAAAGGTGAGTTTGATGCACAAGTACAGTCACGTAGGGTTCCAAGAGCTATACATAAAGTTGCTTCATCCATCCTACCTTACATGTCTACACGATTAAAAAAAGAATGGTTACCAAGAGATGAAGAAGGTGAAGTGCACCACAACGTAGTGTTTGAAGAACTAGATATGTCTACCGGAGAATGGTTTGTATTGACTAGAACTAATAACATGTTAGAAAGATTACGTGAACATTTATACAGAATGAATTATAGATTTGAAGCAAAATCACAAGAGCTACTACCAAACAAAATGTTAAATGCATACAGAGTTTGGGTGCGTTTAAATCAAGGTGCTTACGTAAATAAAGAAGATGTAAAACATTTATGGGAATACATGACTGTAAAAGATGGTCATCTTGTAAGAGGTTTTGCTAGTAAAAAAATATTAGAAAATATAACTTCAATTAATTTAGATGGATTAAGATCTGAATACGGGTTGCTAGCGGCGGGAAGCTGGGAGATACTTAAGTTTCCAGAGCAAAGTAAATTATATATTAAAAAATTATTAGAGTCTGGTGATGATTTAATGAAACCAGCAAGAATAAAATTATCTACGATACATAGTGTTAA